GCATCTTGCATAGTACGCCAAAAACGTTGAATATGACTCAAATACGCACTGCGATACTGGTGTGCTGATCGAGATTTTACATTAGTTCTCAATATCTCAAAACATGCGGCAACTGTTGGATAAATGGGTTTATTCAATCTCCGGTTCACAGAATTGTGAACTCGAAATGTGAAGAGTAGAAAGTCACGTCTAGACGTTAACATCTGTGGATAGTTTCGTCGATACGATGCCAACGAAATTCCAAAGTGCTCTCGACAACTTGGACATGTGATGGTCGACTGAAACATATCTAACCATGCTTGCGTCAGTGTTTGTTCTGCAGGTGTTGGAGAATCAGGGTAGCATGACGCAACGGAATGTAAAGTCATCCATCCAAGTGGTCCCCAAATCGAAGTCATTACAATTACATTACTTTGCGACAATCATTCCAGCTTCCATACCGCCTTCTAAGATTTCACGAACAATATGAGGCGGTGTTTTTGAATCCACTGAAAGACCTGATTTACGAAGTTGGTCACGAACTTTTACATCCGTCATACTCTTTACTTTTTGTTTGATGGTTTTACGTCGTAGTGCGGCACCCTTTTCTGTAAGAATTTTGAGAGTTCCTTTGCGGTAAGGTGGTGGTTTGGCAGGATCACGCACACCTACAATTGGATCTTTTTTAGAACGCGTACCCTTCATGACGCCACGTGGATACGTTCGCATTGACTTGTGGCGACCACTTGCTACTTGAGGAGGTGGAGTAGGTTCGGAATGATCCACTTTTTGAATTTTGACACCGGACATGCTTATTCAAAATGGATAGATATATTTACAGCGAACAAGACCTCATAGTATTACCATGTCGTCAATTGAATGGGAAGCAGTTCGTTCGTATTTCTCAAATGGTGTTCGTAGAATGGTAGATCACCAAGTGGATTCGTATGAAGACTTTATTCGCAATAAGATTCCGTTGATTATTCAGTCAACACCTCCCATTACTGTCTGGCATGAACAAGACGAGACCCTAAAGAAGTACAAATATGAGTTCAAGTTATCGTTTGAGAACATTTCATACATTAAACCTCGTATCCAAGAAGCAACAGGACGTGTTAAACCAATGTTACCTATGGAAGCACGCATTCGCAACTTTACATATGCAGCACAGATGTATGTGGATGTCCGTTTCATTGCACGAACCTACAAAGGTCCATTATTGGACACCTACGATGAAGAATCACGAGTGTTTGAGGGCATCAGTCTAGGCAAGATTCCAGTGATGCTTGGATCCAGTCTATGTTTGCTAAAGGATTATCCATTAAGTCTAGAAGCATACGGTGAATGTGCTCACGATCCTCTAGGATACTTCATCATTCACGGTTCTGAACGAACAATTCTGTGCCAAGAAAAAGTTGCTGACAATCGCATCATGATTTTCCAGAACAAGAAGTCAACCTCCAAGCACTTGTATTCAGTTGAAATCAAGTCACTTCACGAATCATTCACTCTGCCTCCCAAGAAATTGGAGATTCGCATCAGTTCCAAGTTCAATGGATACGGTAATCCACTGACTGCGTGTGTTCCAAGGTTTCGTGAAGACATTCCAGTGGTCGTATATTTCCGCGCACTCGGTGTTCTCACTGACAAAGAGATCACTCAAATCATCTGGGGATCGTTGGATGATCCACATGTGGAGTTATTGGCTGCATCTTTCCGTGACGCATCTGAACTTGGAATCTTTACTCAGCAAGAAGCGATTTCATACTTGACCAACCACTTGCAGTATGGAACCAATCAAGAGGACAAGTGTGCCTATGTCCGTCAACTCTTGAACTCTGAACTCTTACCTCATGTTCGATTCGCAGGTGAACTGACAACGACACCGATTCACAATGCGCGTAAAACCATGCTCATGGGTTCCATGATTCAGCGATTGTTGCTCACTTACTGTAAACAGATTCCTCTAGACGACCGAGATGCGTATCCCAATAAACGTGTTGTGACCACTGGATCCTTATTGACCCATCTATTCCGTCAATTGTTTCAGAAAGTCTGTAATGATACTCGCAATGAGTTTGTACAAGAAGTCAATAATGATACATGGAAACGTGGTGAAGCGCCTCGTCCAATGGAGATCTTGAATACCAACAACCTCTACAAGATTCTCAAACTCTCTGCGATTGAGGGTAAACTCAAGCAGGCATTGGCAACCGGTAACTTTGCGGTTCAAGGATTAGGAACTGTATCCTCGATGTCCAATGCATCCAAAGTAGGTGTCTCTCAAGTCTTAGGTCGTATGTCCTATGCAGCAACCATCAGTCACTTGAGACGTATTCAGACTCCTGTTGAAAAATCAGGTAAGTTGTTGGCACCTCGTAAACTTCACGGCACATCATGGGGATTCATGTGTCCAGTGGAAACTCCAGAAGGTCATTCAGTGGGTATTGTCAAGAACATGAGTTTGTTGACTTCAATTTCACAACATGTTCCTTCAAGCACTGTGCTACACTTTCTACAAGATGACGCACGATTGACTTGGATTTCAACGCCTCGAGTGTATACTGGAACCTCCATTACTGTCAATGGAGTATTGGTTGGATATACTGAGTCACCGTATGAAGTAGTTTCATCCTTGAAACTTGCAAAGCAAACTCGTCGATTACATCCACACATATCCATTGCGTGGTATACGATGATGAATACCATTTCAATTGAAACCGATGGAGGACGATGTGTTCGTCCAGTCTTCAGAAAAGGAGCAGAACCTCCTAAGGATCGAACAAGTTGGAATGAATGGGTTGAATCCTGCGTGGACTACATTGATCCCTCTGAATCTGAGACGCTTCGTATCGCAATGACACGAGATGAACTAACCACCTCTCACACACATTACGAGATTCATCCGTCTTTGATTGTAGGTCACATGGCATCCACAATTCCATTGTCTGACCATAATCAATCTCCTCGTAATACCTATCAATCTGCTATGGGTAAGCAAGCAATGTGTATCTACGCAGGCAACTTTGCAAAACGTCTGGACAAGAACGCTTATGTTCTCTGTTCCATCGCACGACCGATCGTAGAAACACGACCCATGAACATTCTGAAGATGCACGAGATGCCTTTCGGTATGAATGCGATTGTAGCAATTGCCTGTTACGGTGGATACAATCAGGAGGATTCAGTGATTATGAACAAGTCAGCAGTTGAACGTGGATTCTTCCGTGGACTCTATTACGGAATGTACAAGGATGAAGAGCATCGTAACGTCACATCCGGTCGTGAAGAGAAGTTCATGAAACCTCAAAAGCACGCAACACGCAAGTACAAAAACACATCGTATGAAGCAATCTCTGAATCCGGTCTTCCGATCATCAACTCAGTGCTTCAAGAGAATGATGTAGTCATCGGTAAGGTTGTGAACTTACGAAATGACGCAGCAGGATATGCTTTCCGAGACGCTTCTACGACACACAAGAACTCAGAACCGTGTCGTATCGACGGAGTCTGGCAGGACAAGAATTCAGATGGATATCCCTTCATCAAAGTGCGTACCGTATCTGAGCGTATTCCACAAATTGGTGACAAGGTGTCTTCTCGTCACGGACAGAAGGGAACGATTGGAATGCTGATGGAAGAAGAAGATATGCCGTTCACAGCAAGCGGTCTTCGTCCAGACATCATTATGAACCCTCACGCAGTTCCATCGCGTATGACGATTGCACAGTTGATGGAGAACATCTTTGGTAAGATTGGTGTGCGTAAAGGAACACTTGGAGATGGAACACCGTATTCACACTTGAAAGTGGAAGATCTCAAGAAACACATGATCGACTTAGGAATGCATCCTTACGGTAATGAGATTCTCTACAATGGTCAGACAGGTGAGATGATGCAAGCAGAGATCTTCATGGGTCCTACCTTCTATCAGCGTCTCAAACACATGGTCATCGATAAGAAGCACTCACGTGCGAGAGGACCGATTGTATCACTGACCCGACAACCTTGTGAAGGTAGATCACGTGATGGAGGATTGCGTGTAGGTGAGATGGAACGAGATTGTATGTTATCACACGGTATCTCGGTGTTTACCAAGGAGCGTCTGATGGATGTTTCCGACCCGTTCAATACAGGTCTTTGTAAATCGTGTGGAACACTGGCAGTTGTGAATCCAGTCGAAGGAATCTATGCATGCGGTGTCTGTGGAAACAAGACGGACTTTATCATGAAGACCATTCCGTATGCGATGAAGTTGTGGATGCAAGAGTTGGAAGCAATGCATATCACACCTAAGATGATATTGGAGTAGGATCTTCATGTGGAACTAGTGTATTCAAACTTTCACGAGAAGGTGATTTTGTCATTCCCATCTTACGCTCAATAGCATTCCTTCTACATAGATATCCAAACCATCCTGCAACAATTACAAATCCAAGAAATGCTGCAACACCAATAACCTCCATTTTTTAATTGTCGCGTTCAGTCTGAAAGTTTGTCTCTACTTTAAACAAAATGCCTGAGACAACACCTGCCGGAAACTCTACTATGCCCGCAATGGGTCAATCTGCTGGACGCCGAGGAACCCGAAAGGGACCTTCTGCTAAGGCTTTGAAGCGTGTTCTCAAGGGACACGGACTCAAGACCACTGGTAAGAAGTCAACCCTCCGTGCCCGTGCAAAGAGGGCACACCTCTTGAGCAAAGCTTAAATTATAACATAAAACAACCCAAACTTTTGACATATACATGTATGAGTTTGGTGCGTCGCCCTATCCTGTAAATAATTTTTCTCGTGCTTAAGCAAACAATATGGGTGGTGGTCTTCTTCAACTTGTCAGCTACGGTGCGCAGGACATCTACATTTCCGGCAATCCCCAGATTACATTCTGGAAGGTGCTTTACAAGCGCCATACAAACTTCGCCATGGAGTCCATTGAAGTCACCTTCAACGGCCAGGCCGACTTCAACAAGCGTGTGACTGCTGTCATCAACCGTAACGCGGACTTGATGTACCGAACATACGTCCAAGTCGTTCTCCCTGCAGTTGACTTATCTGCTGGCGCTGTTACACAACTCCAGCGATTCCGATGGCTCAACTACATCGGTCACCGTCTCATCAAGACGGTTGAGCTCGAGATTGGCGGTCAGCGCATTGACAGACAATATGGCGACTGGATGCAAATCTGGACCCAGTTGTCCCAAGATGTCGGCACAACTGAGGCGCTCAACGACATGATCGGTAACACCCACGATCTCGTCCTCATGAAGGACAGGAGGGGTTATACTTTGGATGCCTCTTGCGCTGGTTCTGAGCTCACCAACTCGTGCGCTCCCCGTGCAGGCACCCCAGCGCGAACTCTCTACATTCCTCTCCAGTTCTGGTTCTGCCGCAACCCGGGTCTTGCTATCCCTCTCATTGCGCTCCAGTACCACGAGGTCCGTATCAATGTTGAGTTCGAGCAGTGGATCAACTGCACCTACTACGAGCTGACTGTAGGTCAGACTGCTCCAACAAGCATCCAGTCCTTGACTGCTGCTTCGCTCTACATCGACTACATCTACCTCGACACTGAGGAGAGACGCCGATTTGCCCAGCAGACACACGAGTACTTGATTGAGCAGCTCCAGTTCACAGGTGCTGAGTCCATCACATCCTCCTCCAACAAGATCCAGCTCAACTTCAACCACCCGGTTAAGGAGCTCGTCTGGGTTGTTCAACGAGACTCCTTCGTTGACTGCACACCTAACCAATCCTTCATTACAGAGGTTAACGGATGCCAACCATTCAACTACACTGATGACTTCAGCACAGAGGGCATCGTGATGGATGTGCTCGCACGTGGTTCATTGGCTTCAGGTGGTCCAGGAACATCTGTTCCTACAATAACTAATGATGGTCCTTCAGGTCCCTACCTCCCAGGTTTGGGTATCCCAGGAAATGGTCCATCACTCAACGGTGCATCATGGCTTGACACCAACACTGGACAGGATCAACAAATTGTCTTCGAGGACACGACCAACTACCTCCTCGCAAAGGTTATCCTCGATTCCGGAGTCAAGTGCGAAGGTAAGAACCCAGTTGAAGTTGCCAAGCTCCAACTCAACGGCCAAGACCGATTCACTGAGCGTGAGGGACGATACTTCTCCCGTGTGCAACCATTCCAGCACCACACTCGCACCCCATCTCAGGGTATCAACGTGTATTCCTTCGCACTCAAGCCCGAGGAGCACCAACCATCAGGTACCTGCAACTTCTCCCGTATCGACAAGGCAACCCTCCAACTCACGGTGTCAGTCAACACAGTGCGATCTGGACGAACTGCTCAGGTCCGAGTGTATGCGGTTAACTACAACGTGTTGCGAGTGATGTCAGGCATGGGCGGCTTGGCATACAGCAACTAAACAACAAAACAAAAGAAAACAAAAACCAAAACAAAATGTAGGTTAAACCTGACATACATGTTGTTTTAAATGCGTCTATCTATGAATTGAAATGCATATGGAGATTCATTAAATTTGTAGAATGGTTCATATTTAACATTTTTTGTCTCTAGATCTTTTATGAAAGAGTCTATATGCTTATCACCTTCTGAAACAATCCTCATACATTGCTCTGCTGCTTCTGATATAGTAGATTCAGCCTCTTCTATATTATCATATCCATAAGATAGACCCTTTAGTTTTCCAACCAAATCATACCCCATTGCATAATGCCATTCTGACTCAGAATATCCAGTTGGTGGATGCTGAACAACAACACATCCACAAAGCAGTGCAATTATAACTAAGAATGTACATGGATCAAAGCAATAAAAGTATTTAGTCCTGTTGAATAGTTCAACTAACTCCTGTAAAGGAATCCTTGTTATTTCTTTTCCAGTGGTTAATTTCTTAATATTTTCATTAAGAAGTGCTTCACGTATACCTCGATCATACATTCCCTTTTTTACGACATAACATGAACCTTCCCTAGGTAGATTCATATTCTTCACAAAAGGATGTACATACATTGCTCGTAACACCTTCGTAGGAAAATGATTCTTATCAAACGGTGCATAGTAATAGGTCATTTCATTAGAATCATAATCAGGATACCAATGAGATCCATATCCTATGAACCTAACAATTCTCTTTGCTCTGAGAGGATTTCCAAGAATTGAGTCTATGTATATTACGACTGTTTCATCATCTTCTACGGTATTTTTATTAAAATAATTGGTATACACGTTGTTTTTTTCATAACCATAATGTCCGTATGGAAGAGATACAGTTGTATCGTGACCTCGGTCATTTAACCTTTTTGCAAGCGTTAATAACACAGTAAGTCCTCCATCGGTTTCTTGATAAAATTGTGAATGAAGTGCAACTACAAACTTCATAGGTATAGATTTAGACATAGTATTTCATGTAAACTTATGAAGCGAATTATTGATATTGCTTTTCAGACAAAAACTTCACACATTGGAAGTTCGCTTACAACCTATCCAATTCTTGAATCCATTTATTCTTCGAGAAATCCAGATGACAAGATTGTATTGTCAATGGGTCATGCAGGGTTAGCACAGTATGTTGCGCTTGAAACTTTTAGAGGGAAAAATGCGTTTGAATTACATAACAAACATGGAACACACCCTCATCGAGACATTGAAAATGAAATTGATGTAAGTTCTGGATCTCTCGGTTCTGCAATACTTATTGCAGTTGGGATGGCATTTGCTAATCGTAAACGTGATGTACACTGTATTATTTCAGATGGTGAATGTGCAGAAGGAAGTGTATGGGAAGCGCTTTCATTTGCACATTTGAATAATCTTACAAACCTTAAGATTCACGTAAACATTAATGGGTACTCTGCGTATGATACAGTTGATACAGACTATCTTGAAAAGAAGTTACTAGCATTTTTTCCAAATGTTGTTATCTGGAAAACAAAGTCACCTGATATGCCATGTATGACTGGATTAAAGGCGCATTATTCGGTTCTTACTGAATCTGAATATAGTTATTTACAAACAATTCTCTAGATTGGAATATGCGTCGAGAGTTTGCAGAGTATCTTTTTGATGAGATGAAGAAAAACGATAAGATCTTTCTTCTATCAGGAGATATTGGGTTTGGAATTCTTGATAAAATTAGAGATGAGTTTCCATCAAGATTTAAGAATGTTGGATGTTCAGAACAACTTATGATTGGAATGGCAATTGGTCTATCATATGAAGGATTTATTCCAATCTGTTACTCAATCACTCCTTTTGTATTGTATCGTCCATTTGAGATGATTCGAAACTATGTTGATTATGAGAGTGTTCCTGTCAAATTAGTTGGAACTGGTCGTGACAGAGATTACGGTGCAAATGGTTATTCACATTGGTCGGAAGATGATATTAGTGTACTCTCAACCTTTACTAATATTCTAAAATTCAAACCAGATGTACTAACTCGTGACGTATTTGAATCGTTCATCTATAATAAAAAACCGTCATACCTTAATCTAAGAAGGAACTAATGAAGATATTTATTACTGGAAAAAATGGTTTCATTGCACAACATCTCATTGCAAGATGTTTAAAAGATAATCATCAAGTTGAAAGTTCTTCTCAACTTGATGACTTAGAGTGTTTACTTAATAATTTTAAACCAGACATTATATGTCATTTAGCAGCCGAACTAACTAACGAAGATAAGATGGTATCTTCTAACATCTTGCTAACCCATACGATTCTTGAATATTGCCGTAAGAATCATGTCGATAAGTTTATTCTTTTTGGATCTTCAAGTGAATATGGTCGTAAGGAGTCTCCTCTTAAAGAAACAGACCTCCTTGAACCCGAAACAATGTATGAAGGTACAAAAGCAGCAGCGACTCTTTTGAGTAGAGTATATTCATATACGTATAACATCAATACAGTGGTTATTCGACCATTATCTGTATACGGACCTCTTGAAAAACCAAATAAATTAATAACACTCTTACTATCTGAAAAACTTAAAGTTATGAACAATGGATATCATGATTGGATATACATTGATGACTTTATTGAAGCTACCATGTGCATACTATACCATAAGTCAACCCTTAAATTTGACATTGTCAATAT